GGACACCCTCACTGTTCCATACGTTGAGAATGTATCGCTTCTTCGCAGTCCAGATACCACGATCAGCAATATTCTCACGCTTCATTTGCATCTTTTGGTCATACGCATTAACATACGACGCAAGTTTTTCATACGAACGTTCAATAAAAGGTTCCAGTTTCTCTTGGCAGATCTTATCAAGTATGGAAACAACTGCTGCTTTGTCGCCAGACTTAGCACTAAAAAATTTATCAACAAGAGGTCCGAAATTAATATAGATCGAATCAGTATCTGATGCGATAACATAGTCGGTATCTTTTGTTTGCAACAGATTATTTAGATACTCGTTCGTTTTGTTCTCAATCCAACGGATAGAGACTTGACCAGAAAGCGTAATCGCCTCCGCATTGGCCAGTTTGTAATAACGGAAATACTGATTACCGATTGCACCATAAGCAGAGTTGAGTGAAATCTTTTTAGCCATCTGAATGTTGTTACAGCGGGCGATCTCTTTCTCCAATGCTTTAGTTGGTGTCTTTTCATATTGCTGCTTTGCCTGAAGCATTCGCTTCTTGAAAATTACTCGCTCATTATACATCTTGTCCATGAGTTCTGGCAGGAACCCACGAACATCCTTGCGGTACATTGCACCATTAGCACAGACTGCATAGTCCTTATGCATTTCAAAGTTCACTTCCTCATTAAGTATCCTCTCAACTGAAGCTGTTGGGTGTCGTTCCTCCAGGAGGGTTTCTGGAGAAATATTGTACTGCATAATAAGATGAGGATAGAGAGAGTTGAGGTCAAAACTAACAACCCAATCATACTTTCCTGGAATCGGTTCCTTGACATAGGCACCTGCATACTTTTCATTTTTCTGCGACTTGTTTCTAGGTGGAATGACAATGTTTCTTTTCTTCAAATCGTTGTAGATAATATTATCCCACATACGAACTTGATAAAAAACATCGGCATAATTTACCTTGGCATCATAAGCCATTGTCAAGGCAAGTTCAATCAGTTTCATCTTGTCTTCCAATCGGTCAACAAGTTCCACGTCAACAATGTTATATTCAATAAATTTCTGCCACCCTTTTGTATAGAAATCCTTAAAGGTTTCAAACTCAGAGTGGTCTAGTTTCTTCTGTCCTAGTTCTACCTCAGCTATGTAGTCAAGACGATATGATTCTTGTGCTTTATATGTGAACTTTTTGTACAGATCAAGATAATCAAGTTGAGTCAATCCACCAACATCAAATACTGGGTGGGTGCGTCCCATGATTGTCACCTCACCCTCAGTAACAAGTCCCCAGTTGGAGAATCGCTTCATCAACTTCTCTCCAAGAACCCTGTTGAGGCGTTTGCAGATGTATGGGATGTCAAAGAACTGAATGTTCCAACCAGTCACCACATCAGGGACATCTTGCATCCAATAGTTAATAAAGCGACTTAACAACTCATGCTCTGTAGGACAATGATGATAAGTGACATTCTCTTGCTTGTTCGCAAAAGGTTTTACACCCCAAGTAATGATCTGCTTAGTTGTATAGTCTTGGATAGTGATGGCAAGAATTTCTTCCTGGGCAGATTCTACATCAGGGAATCCGTACTCAGCAGTGGTCTCGATGTCAAGAGTAACTAGTTTGATTTTACTAATATCAAACTTGATCTCATCCTCAGGATACTTCTCCGAGATGTATTGATAGATGTATCTGTCATTGCCATAGATCTCAAATCCATCAACTTCATCGTATTTTTTGTAAAACTCACGACAATCACGAACAGTGCCTGGTCTAATCTCATCAACAGAATCACCAGTCAGGGTTTTATATTTTGTTTTCTTCTTCGACTTTACAAATAGAGTTGGAAAGAACTCGTCCCTGGTTTCAAATCTCCGTCCGTCTTCGACTCCACGAACCAGAAACTGGTTTCCAATCATTTGCACGTTTGTGTAGAATCGCATCAGTCACTTTCCTATGGAGGTACTCAATTTCAAATTTCTTGTTGTCCCAATCACTTGGATCAACTTTGGTGCCACTATGGTTTTCATATTTTTCAATAAACCAGTTCATTACATTCCAATGGTGTGCAGGAATGTATTGTGGCGATAAACAAACAAAGATATGATCGAACTTATAATTATCTATTTGATAACTACCATCGTCATCATACGTATAATCATCAATAAAGTCTTGAACAAACTGTTTCTTTCTCCCTATGAGAGAATACTTGTTTGCAATCCATACAAGGGACTTCAGTTTCTTCTTTACGTTGAGCCATCCAATCCAATTGCCTTCATTGACCGCATCATAGTGTAGCATATAATCGACTTCTTGTTCAAAGGAACGTCGCTCACTTTTCACAAAGTCATAATCACACATCAGAACATCATCGTGTTCATCAATGTTGATCAAATCAATCGATTCATATTCTGCAATATGATACAAAATTGAATCATGATCATATCCAAACTTGACATTATCACAATGCTTGATTGCTTCACTAAAAAGATTTTGTACGAAAATTAATTTGTCTTCATCATAGTGAAGTTCCTCTTTCTTATACCTTGAGGTACTGAAAAAGGCATCCCATCTAACTAGGGGATTATTATGAAATGCTATCTCCCTAGAAATATGGTCAGTGGGAGCCATGATAAAATCAAGATCAATGCTTAGAACTCTCATTTTGTAAGGTCAATGTACTTCTCAAGTAGAGTTGGCATTGGGTCTACAAGTGTGATGATTTTATCAGAACTAATCATAAAAGTATCTTGCTTTGTATGCTCAAGCATCCAAGGAGAAAGAGTACTTGACTCACAAATCTCCATTGGATTGATAAGTTTACAATCTGGTTGACCAATGTCAGCAGTTACCTCTGTGATTTCACTAATCAGTTTCTGATTCGTCTGCAGTAGAATCACTTTGATTACTTTCTTTTCCATTTTTTAGAATGTCCTCTTGATACATTTCATAGATTTTTTCTACTGGAGTTACCATTGTAACAACCCAGTCAGTTGAGAGTGGTATGGTTTTTTCTTTTGCAATGGGCATCCAAGGATACATTGTCACAGAAAATTCAGACTTCTTCTCTGATTTAGAGTCCAACTCCTCAGTGGTGAGGTTATCAGTATTGGACATTTTAATGACACAGGGTTTTGTCAAAAAGTAACCAAGGACTTTTTTATCAGAGGAAACCATCTCCTTTACGTCAGCAATGACATCTTCTCCAGATTTCAGAAGCAAAACTTTGATTGTCATAATTAGATTATTCCGTATTCATATTTTAGCAATAAAAAAGAGGGGAGTCAACTGGTTTTTGCCAGTTTCCCCTCCGTCTGCGGCGACGATACTTTATTTAGAACCAATCCTTACGTTGATGATGTGTAGGAACAATTCTACCAAGAACAACTGTCAAAAGCCCATCCTCAAAATCAACTGATCTAACTTCCGTATCATCACTGAGTGTCCATGCTCGTGTAAATGACCGTTGAGCCAAACCTTTGTGCAGGTAGTTCGTTTCCGTTTCTTTATCCTCTTTCTGACCTTCAACAAAAAGTTTACCGTCTTGTGTGTAGACATTGACTTCTTTCTTCTTAAATCCTGCAAGTGCTAACTCCAACCTAGACTCTACATTACTAACCTGTACCAAGTTGTAAGGTGGATAGTTGGTAGTTGTCTCGTGTAGATCAAATACTCTATTCAGATATTCATTCATGCCGATACTATTCTTGGAAATCTTATCCAAGATCTGAGGAAGATCTTCAGCATGATACTTCATGAGGTTTCCCATTCTTCTAGCTCCTATTAAGCGAGTTTGTATTTTGTGGACCCTTTCGGCATCCAATACTAATTATACAAGAAAGCATAAAAAAGGGGGTGTGGTTAACCCCCAGAATGTAGCGTGTATTCCGTATGTAGCGTGTCGCGCACGAAAGAGCGACACCATATTTATTCGGTTTCCTGGGTCTTTCCTTTCTTCCCAATATTGTATTTCTGCTCAAGAGCCCACAGGCCTTTATCCTTATATGCAAGAACTTTGATTTGATTCAGCGGTGCAATATCAACAACTGAATCCTCATTGACTACGCTGATCAGTCCCCAATCAGCAAGTAGGCGAGTAATACGATTACGTCGCTGAACATCGTTAATTGTAAGATTAGCATGTTTCCCATCCAATGCAAACAACTCTTTGAAGTGGACGATAAAATAACGTCCTTGCTTATGCAAGATGTGGCAACTCTGATAGAGTTTCTTCTCCTTCCTTGATGCTACTCCGATACGTGTAAGCGTCTCACGTACTTTTAGAAAGTCATCTGGTTCGTTGAGGACTACCTCAACCATTTGATCCTGTGACCATTCGACGGTAGGTTCTACAGTCATTTCATTCCTCCAATATCAAGTCGTTGTTTAATGTAGTTAATTTGTTCTGGGGTAAGAATCTTCAGAGCTTGAGATGCTTTTTCATTACTATAACCATAGTATTGTTTGACACATTCTAGGTCTGTGACTTTTTCTTTACGGAGCCAGGGAGAGAATCTCTTCTT